CGTCGCGCCGCAGGTCGCGCTGTCTTGCCGCCCGAGCCACAGGTCGCGCTGCGTAGCGCGCCACCCGCCGGTCCTCAAATCTTCGGCGCGCTTTTCGAAATTCGGTGCACTTTTCGACTATTTTTCCTGACGGAAATGGTCGAGAGGTGCACCGAGTTTTGTCGCGGTGCACGGAGTTTTGATTGTCCCATGTGAAGCGAAACGAGAAATCGCAGACGGCGTGCCGCTGCCTCGACGCTTGCTGCGATGAATGCAGATAACAAAGGGCGAACCGTCAATCATGGTTAACAGTTCGCCCAATTCTCTTATGGTGGAGCTGATGAGAGAAACGGCGAACTCCCGTGAGTTCTCTGAACGAGACAATCATGCAATACAGCTCGACACCTGCATTGTTCAGGCAACTAACAGTTGGTTCGTGATTGTCGGATTGCTGGAAAACAATAACCAACATTTCTCAAAATAGAACTTGCGTATATATAAGGTCTACCCTATAATAATAAATGTCAGAAGGGAGGTGATTCAGTTGGAAGACAGAGTTTGGGACGTGTTTCTTGTGGTCCTCGGCGTGGTGCTCGCAAAGGTTACCGATGAAACAGTTGAGCGTCTAAAGAAAAAGACCCCTCGCAAGCCCGGAAAGCACGCAAAGAGGTCTTAGCACAAGGGGCATCGCTTAGGCGGTGCCCCGCCGCTCACGATTTTATCGCAGGAGGTGCGCAATGGAAACACTGGTTATATCGTTCATCGTGTCATTCATCGCGTTCAGGATTTGGCGCAGTAATCGCAAGGGAGAGTAATGCAGACGGAAGCGCAACGCCGAGCAAGCAGCAATTACCGCAAGAAGGTCAAGCAGCTTACCATTCGGTTTTATCCGAACAGTGATAGCGATGAAGAGATGTATGAGTGGCTGAAGTCGCAAGACAACACAACGGACTATATCAAGAAGCTCATTTCGGCAGATATGCAAAACATCAGATAGACGGCTTGCCAGAGTGTCATTTAACGGAAGAAAGCGGGGCACCCCTTACCAGGGTGCCCCGCTTTGAGGTTAATAGAATAGCTTCTGACCGGGATAAATCGTGTAAGGAGATGCAATGCCATTCTTGCTTGCAATGGTCTGCCAATTGACGCCGACCCTTGCGCCGATTCCGCTGAGCGTGTCACCGCTCTTCACGATGTAGACGGATTCAGACCCGATGCCAGCACGCTTGTTGACGATCGCCTGAACAAACTTCGCCTTGCCGCCGAGAACTTCGGCGCGAATGGGATTGACTCCGAACATTCCGCGCTCGACATCATCGGCAAGCTGCTCGCAGCTCGTCCGGTCGACATAGTTGATGAGGTCTTGCACCTCGTCGTAACGCGTGCCGAGCTTTGCTTTGCGCTCATCGTCAGCGCCGAACTCGCCGCGCATGACGCGCGCGGCAAGTTCGAGCGCAGTGCCATCGACTGTGTGCGTGGGAATGTCGGGCGTCTCAACATCCGGTTTTGCAGCCTCTGAGGGATTGCAGAACTTGTCCCAAGCGGCACGCGTCATATGCGCGATGTCGAGATCGAGCGGGCCGTCATAGCCGCCAGGACGGCCGTTAGACGTGTATTGGTGCAATGCGCACGTGCTCCACGCGCCGAAGCCGCCTGATGGCAACCAAGGCGAGTTTTGGTATCCGGTGCGCTCGGTGTTCGCATATTGTGCAACCCAGAGAGCGTGATTGGGAGCGATCGCGCTCCAATCTTCCTCAGTGCAGACCGATCGGGACATATATACAGCGCATCGCACTCCCGTGAGTTCGAAAACACGGTCAAGAAACAGCTTCGCCTTGTCCGTTCCGATGCGACCGTACATCTCATAATCAAGAGCCGGGAATCCCTCAGTGAAATAGTTCTTGCAGTTCGCCACGAAGTAGTCTGCCTGAGCAACCGGGTCAGCCGCGTTCATGAAATGGTAGAAACCCCATTTCTTCCCAAGCTTCTTTGCGGTCTGGATGAATCCGTCGCACGTGTCATGCACGATGCTCGTTCCTTCCGTAGCCTTGCATATAACGAAGTCACAAGGAACTTTTGTAAGATCAAGACCGCGCTGGTAATCTGATATGTCGATGCCGTTTAACGCCATGTTAAGACCTCCAAACAGAAATGAAATAACCCCAATCAACGCACGTCATCTGCTCCAAGCTGAGCGTGACGGCGTATGGGCTGCAAGGGTCGTGGACAATTACGTTCTCTTCGTCAAATCCCGTCAGCAAGACGATGTGCCCGCCATAACTTCGCCCGCCATCTTCAAGCCGACCCTGCATCTCAGCGAAGATAAGTGATCCGCCTTCAAGATCATCAAGGGCGCGCTCCATGTCCTCGTAAATGACCGAGCTTGCGATGTCGGCATCCTGCTCATGCATCCATGAGCAGAACCCAGGCATGTAGTTCTGACCCTCTTGAACGAAATCATTGCCGACAGCGTTCAGCATCTCGACCGGCGTCCAATCATCGCCGCTAAAATAACTCCACGCCATCGCGGCGCACGTCAGCCCGCGCCCCGACACAGAAAGCGTCTCATCGGCATAAGGAAGCCCGCCCCATCGCTCATCGGTCTGCAAGTAGATCGGAACGCTTGGGGCGGGCGAGTCCTCCATTACGGCATTCTGAACGATTTGTATCGGTTCTTCTGCCGGTTTCTGAGGTGCCGTGAAAATCATTGCCGCGCAGATGGACATGCCGGAGATTGCGCCAACGAGGAATGCTGCCAGATTGACCAGCCTAATCATCTGTATGGGGCTTTTCGTAAGCCATGGCGCGCTTGGAGTCCCCGACTCCTGCGGTGGTTGGGTCAACGACTACACCCAGAATCGCGAGTACGGCGAACAGCGCGTTGACGATGGCTGCGAGCTGTTCGTTAAGAATGCCGAAATCCCACTGGTATCCGAACGGAGCTGCGCACACCTGAATAAGCAGGAGCACAGCTGGGATGAGCGTCAGCCAAAACGTCTTGTTCTTGATTCGAGTCGTAATGTTAATCATTGCAGTTCTCCTTGTCATAAATCAGGTCAACGCGGTCGTAGATGTGATCGACCTTGCTCGCCATGTCGTGCGAGTGGGCGCGAGACTCCTTTATCTCGCTATGAAGGGCGTCGTTCGATGCCCTAAGAGACTCGACGGATGCCTGAAGGCTCTCTGAAATGTTGTTGCTGCGCTCCATCTGAGCGGCGATCCTTCCCTCCATAACGGAGCGCTCTCTATCGCGTTTGGCGCGTTCGTTCAGCTCTTCGCGCTTGCGCGCCTCGCGCTGCGACTCCAAGTCTGCCTGCCTCTCGTCTCGCTTTGCCTCAAGCTCTGCCTTGCGCTCGTTGTTGCACCTGAACTCGTCTAACAGGAGCTTTGCGAAGATTCCAAGACCGACTATAACGACTGTTGAGAGAAACCATTCCGGACCGAATGCCGCAGCGTGCGTGACGATGCTTTCGCCCATCTCTTATCCCTCCGCGACATCGCGCCAAACGGTCTCGGTGCCAACCGCTCCCGGCTCACAAACATTGTTGGCGACAATAGACTCCCAGACCTTGTCCTTGTGCTTTACGCGAGCGCCGAGCGGATACGGGTTGGTCGATTCTGGCTGCTGCCATGCTGGCACCTCTGAGCTGGGGGTGTCTGCGTTACCGGCTTCAAGAACCTTTGCCCATAGGCTATTGGATGACTTCGGTGCCCAATCGCCCTGTGACACATGATTTTGGAGGCAGACATATAGCACGGAATCTTTCGTAACTCGTTCCCCGCGTGCGTATGCATGGCCATTGCCGTTCCATTCCGGAAACAGCGCCGGGCAATTGCTCGCAACGTCATCTGACAGTGATGGGGCCATGCCATCATAAATCGCGATGATCGCGCGAACCTTAGCCTCCTCTTGTGCGGTCAGTGCCATACTTTCTCCTTTCCCTAGAAAACAAAAGCCCCCAGCGGGTTCATCGCTGTGGGCTTGGTGCCTGTCTATGCGCTCTCCGTCATCCGAAAAGCTCCTTATATAGCGCGTCCATGCGCAGTATTGTGTCGTGCGCATCGAGCCGCTTCATGCCGCCGCGCCACGATTGATAGGATTGGTTTACCTGTTCCTTGGTCATCATGCCGCGACCGACGAGCGCCGCCTGCTTCTTCAGCTTCCTGCGTTGACGCGTGATGGAGCTTCGGCATGGCCTCACGACCACCTTGCCGCCGTCGCCGAAATAAAACCTCTTCTTGAGGAAGACGAATCCGCGAGACAGTTTAACGATCCTCGTCTTCTTCCGGTTGATGACAATCCCGAGTTCGTCGCATAGCGATTCGATTCTTTCGAGCGCGTCATGCAGAACGTTTTTCTCAAGCGCGATGCAATAGCTGTCATCCATATAGCGGCCACTTGCGAGGATTCCGGGCGTGGACAGCATGAGGTGGTCGATTGGTGACGGCAGTGCTACGGCGAGCACTTGGTTTGGCTCGCTGCCGAGACCAAGGCCGCGAGTCCCGTGCGCGTCAATCTGGTCGAATACGACCGATTTAACCCGATCGTCGTCAAGTGCCCGGTCGATAAGGCGCTTGCAAGCTCCGTGGTCGATGTTGCCGAAGTAGTTCGCGAAGTCGACCTGAAGGATGTACCCGCGCTCCCCGTGCCTCTTGTGATGGTTTACGAGTTGGCGCTTTAATCGCCTGACGGCATATTCAGTGCCGCGCCCCTTTATGTTTGCGGCGCACCCTTCGGTTAGCGTAGGCCATATCGCCGGTGCCAACGCGTGCCTGCTGATAGATTTCTGTATGACTCGCTCTGAGAAATGGACAGAGCATATGTGCCTGAGCTTTCCGCGCTCGAATATGTCGAACTCAATGAATCCGCGCTTGAAGTCCTTACCGGATAGGAGGTCTTTTCGTGCGCGCATGATGTTCGGCATGACCCTCAGCATGTACCTCTGGACGCTCGATTTCCAACTAACGCCACGTGAGGCGTTGACCGCCGACTGGTATAGGTTGTCGAGATCTGCGATGGAGCGTGCACCCCTCTATCCGCTCCGAGCGTTTTGCGGCCCTTTTGTTATCGCGCCGTGCTCGGCGCGCCGCTCGGCGCTCATCGGAGTTCATGGGAGGCACCCCGAACGGCTTCATGCGGCACCCGAAAGCCGCTTGACGGATGACCATGAAACGCGGGCAGGTGCCAAATCCCGCGCCATGCAAGAAGCGAACGGCAACCGTCTCGGGGTGCAAATTTACGGGCGCGCGCCCGATGGTTGCCCCTTCCTTCCTCAAATGCACGGCGCTCAGAGCTGCGGTCTGCGCGGTCTGGCGGGTCTTGGGAATCACGGGAACGGGCGAACCCAGTCATTCGTCGCGGCGTTGTTGTTGGCATTGCCGTTGTTGTTGACATTGCACACGTTGGAGGACGAACCGCCCATGACGGAGCGGAGCCACCAATTGACGCGAAGATTTCCAAGGGGCAACACTTATTCATTTTACCCCTTTCCTATCAGTTTCACGCCAGACCGAGCGCCCTTGATGAGCTTTATGTCATCATCGACGTCCTGAATAAGCGTCTCGAACCACGACAGGCTTATGTTCGAGTTGAGAGACTTCAGGCATTGCAGGTCTTGGAGCAGTTGGTTGCAGTCGGCGATCGCGAGCGTCATAAATCTCTTGCGCTCATCGACGTTTCGCGCGGTGTTCGGGTAGAACGCATCCGCCTTTACGAGATTCATGACCAAGCTTCTGGCTGTCTCGGCCATAGGGACGGCGAAGACGAACCTGTACGACTTCGGCAGCTGCTTCGTTGTCACCTTCTTGGTGATCTCTGCCCTTATCTCCAATGCAAGCGTGAAATACTTATGGGCACTCAGATGCCTGTTTCGGGCATATACACCACTCAAACGACCATCTCCTTGCTAAGCCGTCTCGACCTGATGGCGCATGCGCAAGGCATGCGCCGGTTCAGTGTTGCGTACGGCTGATAAATCAGCCTACGAGGAAGCACGGGAACGGGCGAACCCAGTCATACGTCGCGGCGGAGTTGTTGGCAATGCCGTTGCTGCCGACATTGCACACGCCGGAGGACGAACCGCCCATGACGGAGCGGAGCCACCAACCGACGCGAGTTCCCAAGATTCGAGATGCCGTGTCTTCGAAAATCGGGAAATGGCAATCGAATCCGATGCTGTAACCCGTCTTGCTCCATGCTTGGAACCCGTAGACCTCGATTTCGGAAAGAGACCATACCTTCCCCAGATCGACCCAAGACCAACCGCTGTCATCGGTGAGCTTCCCGCTCGACGCGTAGCGCTCATTGAGCAAGACGCGTTGCGGCATGATGGCGGCTTGACACTCGGTCGGGAGGGACGGCAGGAAATCGCCGATCTCCCACTCATGCAGCTTCGAGCACAGATACGGGTGCTTCTCATCTACGGTGCCGTTGTTGTCGTTCGTGTCGCGCCACTTGATATAAGATCCGTTCACGGCCTTGTCGCCGGTGACAGACACCGGGGCGGACGGGACCATCGCTATATGGTGGCCCTTCGGCGTGTCCCCGCACTGGTAATACGGGTCGATGGCCGCGATGCGGTACCTGACGGTCTGGGAGGGGACGTTGGCACCGGCCTTCAGCTGCACGTCGATGTAATCGCCGATGCGAAGCCCCGTGAAGTTGGCTGCCTTCACCCGCTTTTGGAGCCACGTCCAGACGTTTGCGCTGCCGATCTCGGCGGCGAAGACCGACGCGATGGAGCGCCCCTTATAGGTTCCGGTCAATTGCTGTCGGTCGTATTCCTGAGCGGTGGTCGCGGCGTTTGCCGTGTTCCGCGCGGTGACGTCCTTGACGTTGCGCGGCGCGCCGTTGAATGCGAGGACTGAGACATCTGCCATGTTGGTTCTCCTTAATTTAGGGTCGCGGTTTCGTCGGAAATGCCCGACTGCGCGAGCGCAAGCGTCTCACCGCTGTAAGAGGTCACGCGGGTCGGCGGGACGTATGCCGTCTCACCGATCAGGACGTACTTGTCCTGAAGCTCCGACACCGCAGAGGCGAGGATTTCGTTGGCCTTCCTCAGTTCCTCGACCTCCGTGTCGCTGGGAGGCTTAATTGACGCAATGCTGTTCGCGATGTTGAGCGCGTTGGTGGCAGCCGCCGTCGCGTCATCAGCGGCACCGTTGGCGCGCGATGCGGATGCGTTTGCGCTTGACGCCGCAGAATTGGCGATACCAGCCGCTTTGCTTGCCGCGTCAGTTGCCTTGTCCGCATTTTGCTTTGCGGCGCTCGCTGCGGAAGCTGCTGAGTTCGCGGAGCTTGTTGCCGTGTTCGCCTTTCCTGTCGCGGCATCGGCGTTCGACGCCGCCGTGCTCGCCTTGCTGGCAGCTGCATTCGCGCTTCCAGCAGCCGCTTTTGCCGTTCCCGCAGCCGCGTTTGCCGAACTTGCGGCCTTGGTCGCCGAACTTGCCGCAGAGTTGGCAGAGGAAACCGCGCTCTCGCCGCGATTGATGAGATCTTGCACGGCGTCATCCCAGCTTTGCGCTGGCTTCTGACCGTCAAGAGCGCTGCGCAGGATTTCGATTGCGAAGCGCTCTGTCGAATAGGTCTTGCCGCCCGTGGTGATCGTGAAATATGCCTCGTCAGTGTATCCGGCAACGCTGCAAAGCTTGACTTCGTCAACCGTGATCGTGGCGGTATTGCCGCTCACCGAGCACTGGCCGCGATAGTAGTTGCGCCTGTTCGGGAGCATCACGACGAGCCATACTGTGGCGCCCGAAAGTGCGAACTCAGCGCCGTTATCGTAGATGAGCGCATTGATTGTTGTTCCACCAGCGTCACCCTGACCGACCTTTATACAATCTCCCGTTCCCTCTTTCGAGATGTCGAGTTCAAGAGTCCGCGTGTTGCCCATCACTCGCCGCCTTTCTCTCCGGTTCCATACGCGAGTGAACGAAGATTTTCCAGCGCTTCATTGAAACTCACGGAAGAACGCGACTCGCCGGATGCTGACTGCACGTCGGCGTTCGCGGCAACTGCTGGAACGCTCGCCGACAGGGCGTCGAACACATCAACGACCGCTTGCATTCGCTGATCGACATATAGCGGTTGGACAATCTGGTAATCTCCGCCGACCTGATCCGGCTCCTTGACCTCATCGACGGGTACAATCTGCCTATTTCCCTGTTCGTCAACTGAGATAAAAACGATTCCCGAGTCTGACGCCCTAGATAACAACTCTTGGTCGTATTCCGTAACTACCCCCTCGCTGTTTGTAATGGGGTCGTGAGCAATAAAATGAGTGATCCTTGCCATTTGGACTCCTATTCATCTCCAAGGTTGCACCACGTGCACAGGCCGTTTTTGAAGTTCACCGACCTCTCTCTCCATGACCAGCCTATGACGCCATTCCCCTTGTCCGTTATGTCCTTGATGTAGCGCATGGTGTGGTTTCCCGTATGGCATATCGTTGCCGTTACGCTCTGGTCGTTAGAGACTGCCGTTGAGATTTGCGGCGTGCTGATGCGAACGGTTCCGTCCGCAGTCATCTGGATTCCGCGATATTTGATTGACGGGTTGTCGATGTTGTACGAGTGCGCCGAGAAGTCGATGTGGCCGATCTTCTCCCCGTTCTCGTATCCATACACGGCACCGCCGGTAACGCGCAGGAGGTTAGATGCCGAACCGCATTCGAACGTGCCGTTTGCGCTGATGTTGTTTGCTGTCATGTAATTTGTCGTGAGCTTGCCCGTGTTCAGATTCCACGTATTGCGACCACGTACATCACTAAGCGTTCCTGTTGCCATATAAGTCGCATTTACATAAAGTAGCCCGCCTTTCATGTAGACGCCCTGAGTCCTGCCGTTCTGCGTGAGCCGGTTGAAGACGTCCATCTGGTCGAGTGAGTCATCGAGGATGTCAACCTTCTGCTGCGCCTGAGTCTGCTCGATGATGTTGCGCGCTTGACGCACGGCGGATTTATACGAGCTTAGGGTCGCCGAATAGTTGCTGTACGCGGCATCGTAAAGCTGCATTGCCCGAGTGAGGTCGCTTGCCGTGGTGACGGCAACGACGTTCTCAATCATCAGAAGGAGACGCGGATATGTCCCGCGTTCGCCGAAAACCGAGTCATATTGCGTGCTCAGGACCGATTTGAACGAGGCGTTAAGACTCGTGTTGCCCATGAGAGAGCCATAGTCGGTCTCGATGTCCCTGTATTCCTTCTCAAGGGATTGCAGGATCTTCGACACCGCTGCGCGCTCCGCCTCGGTGATTATTCCGTCAGTCGCAATGCCATCGATCGTCTTGTCGAGTCCGTCAATAGCGCTGCCAAGGCCGTCGATCTCGCCCATGAGCGCATCGACGGTCTTTCCGCCAAGGACCGCATTGGCGGAAAGCGAGAAATCTCCCGAGCTGAGATTCCAGAAGTTGTCTCCAAGCTCATCGGTCAGCAGACCGGCCCTGATGCGCTCGGCGCGCATGGTTCCTGCGTTGATTGCGTCAGCGCTGACCTGTGCGCCGGTGATGAACGTGCGCCAATCCCATTGGCCGTTAGGCGCTAGGTTGGCCGCGAGACGGATTCCCGCGCCGTTTATGTTGACGGCCCACATTCCGGAGGTCGATTTGAGCGGAAGGCCAGTCTCTGCGCTAATCGGCACGTTGCTCCAAATCGTGCCGAGTTCGAACGTCTCGACCTTGTACGTCCCGACGGCGTTGAATTGCGCGTTGAGCGCCGCTTGCAGCTGTATGAGCCATGCCACCGACGTTCCTGCTGCGGCGTCATATAGAGCGTTCTGCTGGCTGTTGCCGCTGATCGCGTTGCTCACGCCCTGCCACATGTCCGCCATCGCGTCGGACAGGTTGCCGAACGTGACAGTCGCATCGCCTGTGAGCAGATCGCGCTCGATTTTCGATACGCGGCCATGCAGCCTTATACCGTCATCCGAAAATCCCTTGTCGATGATCGCAACGTCATCGCCAACGCCCACGCCCTCCCATGAACGACCGAAGGCGTATAGGTCTATGACCGATGCCGTGTAGGTAACTTTAGGCTCCTTGACCTTCTCTAGATAGTCTCTCGTTTCCCGCAGGAGCTGCGACGCGTCCTCGCACTGCTCGTTGACATAGGAGCACACAGACGGGAGGATTCCGCCCTTGCCGTCCGGGTGACCCCAAACCTCAGCGGCTTCGGCATCCTCGACGTAATCCTTTCCGCCGTTTATGGAGCCGAACGTCAACCTGCGCCCAAACCCTCCGCCGTCCGTCTCAACTCCCTTGCCGTATCCATATACGCGAGTCTTCGGGTTGTCGCTCGCGACGGTGCGCTTCACAGAGAGCAGGTCTTTAGTCCACGTGAACCGCTTCGCGCTGTCCCTGCGCCCGCGTTTCGCGCGGATGCCGACGCGGCGCGACACGATGCCCGCGCCGTCGTGGACTATCGCGGTCTCAAGCTCGCCGCCCCACGTCTTGCAGATGCCAGCGATGGCCTCGCGCACGCTCTGGTGGTAGAAGGTCTGAGATGCGTTGCCGCCCTGATCGCATGTGCCGACATCCCAGCGCGTGCCGGACAGGATCGACGCGAGCGCAACCGAAACGCCGCCGCTCGGCCTCTTATCGTCAACCCAATCGTCCCACGTCTCGGCGATCGAGTTGATGCACGTTGCCTTGGTCTTCGGCGCTCCACTGTCATCGTGGATGCGGTCGAACTCGTCAACCATGTGCTCGTGGCACTCGCCCTGCTGGTCGATCCAGACGATCCTATCGCCCTTCTGCAGATCCTCGTCGCACGTGATTTTAAGCTCATCCGTCCCGTCGAGCGCATCGGCGTGCGTCGCTGCGCTGACATGGAGCCTGCCTAGGTTTTCGCCCCATCTGCTGAAGCGGGTGAAGCCTATGCGCCTTACTAGAGCCATCTTTCCCGCCATTCCAGAACGGCGGTGCCGCTCGTTATGTTGAGGTGGCACCGCCCGTCTATCTCGAAGAAATCGGAATCGATGGAAACGGGAGCGTCGTGCCCGTTTACGGTCACGCGCTCCATGGCCATGTCAACCTCAATCGTGCTCGACTGCGTGAGCGTCGTGTTGACCGCGACGAACTCGCCGGTGTCCACGTTGGTGATCTGCCACTTGCTGCCAGCCGCGGGCTTCGCCGTGACCTTCATGTGAGTCGGTCGGTTCCCGCCCGCCCTGATGAAGACATTCCCGGCAGACGCATCCACGCGCCGTTTCTGGCCGTAGAAATCTGGGTCTCCGACGTGGAACGTCACGGTCGTTGTCGGGCAATCGTCGGTGATCTCATCCAAGTCCGTGTTCCCCGTGACAATCGCCATCAGATACCGCGTCGGGTCATCGGGCAGGTAGAGCGGTGCAGGCTCGCCGGACCACAGCGCAGCGGCGAGCTTATGTCGGATGTCGGCAACATCGCGGCGGTCTTCAGATCTAAGCCAGATCTCAACCGGCAGGTCGTATCCACAGCGGAACGCCCCCTTGAAGACCTCCCCGTGCCGACCGGGGACGGCCTCGAACGTCGTTGCCACGCTCGCCATGATCGGCCTGCGAACCTTGCAGTAAACGAGCTTAGACAAGTCGTTGCCGTTGAAGATGATTCTGTCATGCTGGTTACGTCGCAACTGGAACACCCCTCTGCTTCAGCTTACTCGCGATTCCGATGCCGATCTGCTGACCCGTCTCGTATGCATCAACGCCGTCGGCAACGGTCGCGTTGACGGTTACGGCAACGCTCACAGACTGGTTCGGCGAAGAATTGAACTTAGAGAACGCCTTGTTTACCGAAGTCTCGATGAAGCCCTTAAGCTGACGCTCAGGCGCGACGAACTCGCCGCCCGCCTCGCCGACGCCAATGATCGACGGGCCGTCGAAGTACCTCTTGTACCAGCTGACGCTAACGCTCGGCAGGCTGATCGGACCGAAATCGTTCCAGCGCACGTTGAAGTGCGGCATCTTGGGCTTGGGGATGCTGATGCGGATGCCGTTGAACGCCCCCATGATTTTTCCGGGAATTCCGGAAATAGCGTTCCAAGCGCTCTGGATCGGGTTCTGAATGAATCCCTTAACCGAGTTAAAAACGCTGCTCACCTTAGAGCCGAGACCGGGGAAGCCGAGTTTATCGCCGATTCGGTCGGCGATGCTCACAGCCTTACTCCGCGCCGCGTCCATCTTGCTTTGGATGTTGCTCTTGATGAGGTTGAAGGCGCTCGCGGCCTGAGTGCTCGCGCCCTGCCAGTCTCCGTTCATTGCGGCCTTGAGAGCATTAGATGCCGCAGAGCCGACGCGCTTGCCGGTCTCCATGTCGCCCCTGATCGTCGATGCGATGCCGGAGAAGGCGGTTGCCGTGTTCGTCTTTAGGTTCTCCCAGGCGGTCGATGCGTCTGACTTCAGATTCTCACAAGCGGCACCGGCGGCGTCCTTCGCCGCGTTCGCCTTTTCGGAGATCGTTGCCTTGACGTTCTCCCAAGCGTCAGATGCACCCTGTTTAAGGCTCTCCCATTTCTCGCCGACGCTGCTCACGAAATCGCCGACGCCGCTCTTGACGTTCTCCCAGACGCCTCCGAAGAACTCGCCAGCGCCAGACAAGAAGTCCTGCACTCCCTGCCATTTTTCGGAGATCCAGCCGGTGAAATCAGACCACATCTGCTTGCCCGTCTCAGTCTGCGTGAAGAACCACGCCAGACCTGCGACGGCGGCGCTCACGGCAGCAACGCCCAAGCCGATTGGGTGCGCGGCGATCAGACCGGTGAAACCGGTCCATCCAGTCGCGAGCTTGCCTGCGAGCATGCCGCCAAGCTCTCCGCCCTTCGTGACAATGCTGCCGAACCCGCTCTTGATGGTGCCCAGAAACCCGGTATCTCCCATTACTGACTTGGCACCGCCCCAAAGCTCGCCCGCCGTCTTGAAAGCCCTGCCGACGCCATCAGCCGCCTCCATCGTCTTGCCGACGGCGGTCGTGACGCCGCCGAAAGCCACGGCACCGAGAGCCAGGTTGTTCACAAGCTCCTGCTGCTCGGGTGACAGAGACTTGTACCAGCCCGTCACCTTTTCAAGGGCAGGTGCGAGCGTGTTCAGGAGACTCGTCCCGATCTCCGTCACGGCCGTCTTGACTGGCGTGGCGGCTTCGCCAAGCTCCTGCATGCTCTTGTTCATCTCGTTCTGGGCGTCACGCGATGCAAGGAGGTCGGCGTTGGTTTCCTGATACTGCTTTCCCGCCTCGCCATAAAGTCCGGTAAGGGTCTCTGTGATGAGCTGCGAGCGCTCCTGCTCGCTGCCGCATGCGGCGAGGGCCGCGTTGAACGCGTCCTCCTTGGTCTGCCCGTCAGCGACGGCCGTATTGAACGCGTCTTGCGCGGCGGAGTGACCCGCGAGCGCCGCACTCCACTGCTCGGCGCTTGCCGTTGACCAGTTGAGAGCATCTGCGAGACCGCCCGTTACGGTTCCCGTGTGCGCCGTCTCCTGCGCCGCTTCGGCGAGGTTTTCGAGGGGGAGGGCATCGCCGAAGGTCGCATAGGCACCGGCGGCGATGTCCGTCCACTGCTTCAACTCACGTTCGTTCGTCGTGAGACGCGCGAGGTTCTGGGATGCCTCGGTGGCCGTGTCGGACTCGCCCAAGATGCGGTAGAACGTCGCGTATGTCCCGGAAGCCTGCTCGGCTGTCCCACCGGCGCTCTCCCAAGCCGTCTCGAGCTGGCCGCTCTGCTGTATGGCTTCCTCTTGGCTCGCCGCGAGTCCGGACAGGGCACCTGCCGCGCCGACGATTCCGCCAGATAACGCCGTTCCAGCACTGGACATCTTTGAACCGGCGCTAGAGATCTTGTCCGCGTTGTCCTCGATCGCCTGACCCACCTTGCCGAGCGCCGTCTTAGAGCCTTCCGCCTCGCGCGCGGTTGCCTTCAGGTCATCGCCGTAGCTCTCAAGCTGCCGCTCGCATTGCATGATCGCGCGTTTGAGGCTGTCGTACTGCCGCTCTTCCTCGGCGGTCAGCTTCGCGCCGCTCTGCTTCTTGCTTTCGAGCTGCGCGAGCGCCTGCTTGTATGCATCGAGCTTCCTTTCGATGTCCGAGTAGGCTGTGCTCAGCGCCCTCACCTTCTGCTCAAGCAGCTCCGTGTTGCCGGGGTCGAACTTAAGCGCCTTGTTTATGTCCCGCAGGTCGCTCTGAGTGTCCTTCGACGCCTTTTGCACCTGCTTCAGCGCGCCCTGAAGCTCCGTCGTGTCACCGCCGAACTTGATGACGAGACCCTTGTAGGAAACCGCCACGTCACATCACCTTCTTCGATTGTCAAAGACCATGAACGCTTGAAGCAGCGCGCCCTCTCGGGTGCGCTGCCGTCAAGCGCTCGCGTATCGTCAAGACCAGAACTGGGATTCGGCGGCACGCGCCTTCTCATCGTCTTCGTAGTTCTCAGCCGCATCGACATAGAACGCGTTGAGTTCGAGAACGTCTTGGACTTGCGTGTAGCTCAGCACTTGCAGGTCTGAAATGCTCAGCCCGCATTGCTGGCAGTTGTAGATGTATCTCGCATCGCAAGCTGATGCGAGGTTACTTGGAAGGCTCGGCATCCGCCTCTTCGGCTGGTGCGGAGTCCACGCCATCTCCGGTCTCAGGAAAAAAGTTTTCCTCTACTATGCGCATCACGTCGGTTGCCCAACCTTCCTCGCAGCGAAGGTCGTAAGCGCCCACCGGAAGGGAAGATGCGAAATCGTTGAACGATTTTGGGAACTTCGGGTCTGCCGTCTTGATGCACGCATAGAGGATCTTGAGCAGGGGGACGATGGCGGGAACCTCATAGGTCGTGAGCGAGGTTGCGATCTGAGACACAGCGTCGGCAATGTCAGACGGCTGCTTTCGCCCGCTCTCGCTCAATTCGTAAAACGCCTGGGAGTATGCGATTGGCGTGAACCCGTTGAACTCGGCCTTGTATGTCTCTTCTCCGATACGAATGTCCATTACGGCTCCTCAACGACTTCGACCTCGGAAAGACCCTCGATCTTGACCGCATCGAAGAACGTGGCGTAATCGGACAGGCCGGAATACGAGTCGTATCCGCTCGTGCGCTTGGTGTCCTCGTCTCCGGTGGGGAGGCTGACCGGGCGCCACTTGAACGGGAACTCAAGGGCAGTGATCTCGGGGGAGTCCTGATTGGTGTTCGCCTCGTTCTTCGGCTTGCTCATCTCGCACATGAGCAGGCAGCGGCGCTTTCCCATGACGTGACCGGGCTGCTCGCACATGAAGGCGAACTTCTTAGGCTTCTTGTTCGCGGTCAGGCTCATGCGCCCGTCCTTGGTGACCATGTATCCGGTCAGGTCGGCGAGCAGTCGGCGAAGCTCCGGGGTGCTCTCGACATCGAAGAACGACATGGTGCCGCTGCCGCCGTTGTCCTGAGTCTTGTCAAGCCAGGGTTCATTGTCGGCATAGCTCGTCGCGCTCTCAACGGACGGCTCCATGCTGATGCTGACCGTGCCGGGGACATGAATCGGCTTACTATATGTGAGTTTTTCCTCGTCGGTGCAGGTCGCGAAATGCGAGTTCTTGACACCGAAGTAGCCATTTTTAGGCATGGCGCTTCCTTTCTACTCTTCCACGTTCACGCTGAACGCGGCTTCGACCAATTTCTCAGACTCGATGCTCGTCACCGCGAGCGTGTAAGGGCAGTCGGCGGCATCGAGCGCATCCTTTATCTTCCGCTCTCGCGCGTAGTCGCGTCGGAGCGTGTATAGCGCGATGTCGTACGACATCCATGACACATAGGCGGCGTTGTCCGCATAGACCGACTCGTCGTAACCGGCAACGAGCACGATATAGGGAGGCTCGGAGTCTTCGGAAAATGACTGGTTAGACCAAGCGATCCCGAGTGAATCGAGCACCGCGCATAGATCCTTCAGCTTGATCAATCTCCGTCACCGCCCATCTGCGCGAATTCAATTGCAACCTGATCGGCGACCTCGCGGATAACTCCGTCACCGGGCACGTCACCGTACACCTTGCCGGTTTGGTTTTTGACCTTGTGGCCGTTCTCAAGCAGGTGCGTGAGCTGATAGACCCTGTTGTGCACCGTGCATTCCGTCCCGGTCTCATCGGTCTCGATGGTTGCCTTCCAGCCCTTCTTATAGGCTCCCGTGCGCTGCCTGCTCTTCTGCTTGAGCAGCTTAACGGCGCGCTTGCCAGCCTGAGCCGAGTTCTCCGCAACGGCAGCCGCGTTGCCCTCGACGCACTCCCTGAAGCAGCTCGTTATGAACCGCTCGATGTCCATATCAGCCACGGTCACCGACCGCCTCCGAGAGCGTGAGCCGCACGAAATCGGCGCTTGAGCGGTCAACGCGTTCAACGCTGAGTCTGCGACCCTCAAATTCGACAAGCCGCTCACCCTGATAGGCCGCCTTGCGAAGCTGCAAGACGGCCTCTGGATGGATGCCGACCGTTGCGGCGGCGTAATACGCGGCGTCGCTCACGCTGAACACGTTGCACGCGACCTTGCGCGATGTCTTTCTAGCCGTCTCGACGCCGAACTCATCGCGCTCGATGCGCTGCGAGATCAAGATGCAGCTTGCCGCCCACATGCTCATCAGGCACCCCCGTATGCCGACGTTCCGTGCATAAGGGTCACAAGCTCGTCAAAGGTGTGCATGTACTTATCGGCGTCGGGGTTGTCCATGCCGAAATTCGCCTTGCAGAAGACCTTGATGGCGAGACGCACGGTGCCGTCTGAATCGTCCTGAGACTTGTCGACGGACACGCCGCCCGCACACATCGCGGCGCGGGCGGCGTCGATGAGGTCTGCAATCTCATCGTCGTAGTCGGTGACATCGGCGGGGATCCTCAGCGCGTCACGGCATGCGTCAAGCATCTGCTCTTTCTCCGCCATAACCGATCACATCCTAGGCAGTGCCGACGGTGAGCTGTACGAAGCTCTCGGGCACGGCGAGACCGCCGTCATAGAGCATGTAACCGTTGATCGCGGTGTTCCAGCTGCCGTCGGGGAGCGTGACGGCCTCGACAACAGGGCCGTCAAACAGGTTGGAGCGGAAGAGATCGGGATAACCGAGCATGATGACGCCATCCTCAAGATTGTCCTCAAGCTTCACGATGCTGCCGAAGATGCGGCCCTTCACGGTCGGGTCATCGTCGCGCTCGTCAATGAAGTAAGAGCGCTTCGTCGCATCCTCAATTGCCGCGATCTGATTCCAGATGGTGCTCTGGTTCGCGTAGATGCGAACGCCCTTCGCGGCGGGGTTGCCGTAAGTCTTGAGCAGGCTGAGAGCCTTCATCACGTCGGCCTTGGTGAGCGTTCCGGCCTTAGCCACGTTGATCTTGTTTCCAGCAGCCATGCCGAGCGTGCCGTCAACGAGCTTGGCAAGAACGATCTTGTCACCAGCGACGCCGCAACGTGCACTGACCTCGCGGTTGATGTAGGTGCGGAAGCTGTCGAGGCTCTGAATCATCATCTTGCGGGAGAGCTTGACGGTCTTCTTGATCTCGTCGCCCGTGAGGGTGATGCGATCAAAAACGTTCTGCTCTTCGTCGGTGGGCGCTGCGCCCTCGGCGGTCTTGGCGGCATCTCCCTTGGTGATGGACTTGTGGCGCACAAGCTCATACTGACCGGGAATGGTGTCGCGGGTCACGTCGCTGAAGAGCGCCGTGGAATTGTCGATGAGGGAAATGATCTCGCTCTGAAGCTCGACGGGGACAACAGAGCTGGTGTTGCCGGTGGTAACGGTGAACGCTGTGCGCTGCTCCATTGCGGTGAGCGCGGCTCGCTCGACGTCGTTGAGGTCGTTTCCCTCAACGAGGCGCACACCGGCGCTGGTGGCGAGGTTCTTCAGGAAACCACGGGTCTCAGCGGCGGAATAATCCGTCACGTCGTACACGGCGGAGCGCGCGTTGACACCGCCCGAAAGCGGGAGGGAGCC